GGCCCCATGGCATAACACTTTCCTTTATTGACGGTAAAGCGGGTCAAATTCTGCGCGGAATCACACAACTACCGACATTTTGGTTGAAATCGGTGGAACTCAGTCTATTACCACAGTTCTTCCTGGAGCAGGAACAACATCAGTTCTTGACGGATATTTAAAGGGAGTTGTAACTGATAAAGGAAGCAATTATATTTCGGTAAAAGTTATCAGCCACGTTTCTGCTGGTGGGACGGAAACACCAGTTGATTATCAACAAAATGGTGTTTATGCATTTTCCAATACTGGAACTGTTGCTGTCCATACTGCAGGGCAAACATCATCATTTGATTTCAAAACTTATACTGCAAGACAAGATTGGTTTGATCAACAAACAATTTCATTAACCAGTTCAACAATCAATTGGAATAATCTCGCAAGTCGTCCAAATACTTCAACATACGCTGCATCAAGAGGTGGAAGATTTGATGAAATGCACATAGTAGTTGTTGATGATGATGGATCAATAACTGGAAATGCTGGTACAATCTTAGAAAAGCATCTAAATCTTTCTAAAGCGACCGATGCAGAATTTTCAGTAGGATCACCTTCCTATTGGAGAAAATATCTATCAGAAAATTCATCATATCTGTTTGCTGGTGGTGCTCCAACTGGAATTACCACAACTGCATTTGCTTCTGGAGGATTCACTCTCGAATCCGACATTGGTTGGGATCAAGAAGTATCTGGTACTAAATTTGCAGCTGCTGGAGCATCCACTTATACCCTTGGTGGTGGTAAGAATTATGATGGAGGATCTGATTTAGCAACGTCTGGATCTTTAACTGCAGGTCTTTCAGATTTAGCAACAGGATACAGTTTATTTGAAAATACTGATGAATATTCAGTTAATTTCTTACTAATGGGATCTGCCGGATATGAGAAAGATATTGCACAAGCATTAGCAACGAAACTTATTTCTGTTGCGGAATTAAGAAAGGATGCAGTCGCCTTTATTTCCCCATATAGAGGTGGATTACTTACAGAAACAAATTTAGATTCGTATACATTAAAAGATGCATCATCAATAACTGATAATTTAATTAGTTTCTATTCTGCTATTCCATCATCATCATATGCAGTTTTTGATAGTGGATACAAGTACATGTATGATAGATTTTCAAATACATTCAGATATGTTCCTTTAAATGGAGATATAGCTGGACTTTGTGCTAGAACAGATACAGTTAGTTTTCCATGGTTTTCACCTGCAGGAACATCAAGAGGTGCTATCTTAAATGCAGTTAAACTTGCATATAATCCTTCAAAGGCACAAAGAGATCGTCTTTATTCTGAAAGAATTAACCCAGTAATCTTCTCACCAGGATCTGGAATTATCTTGTTTGGTGATAAAACTGCTCTTGCGAAAGCTTCTGCATTTGATAGAATTAATGTTCGTAGATTGTTTATCTACCTCGAAAATGCTGTTTCTGCAGCAGCAAAAGATGTAATGTTTGAATTTAATGATAGTTTAACTAGAAATGGATTCTTGAATACTGTTGAACCATTCTTAAGAGATGTTCAGGCAAAACGCGGAATCCAAGATTTCAGAATTGTTTGCGATGAAACCAATAACACTGCAGCAGTTATTGATAATAATGAATTTGTTGCTGATATTTACATTAAACCTAATAGATCCATTAACTTCATTGGATTAACATTTGTGGCCACCAGAACTGGTGTGTCATTTGAAGAAGTAATTGGTAACGTTTAATTCAAAAGAGGTAAAAACTAATGACAACTTTACGTACAATTACAGCATTTAAATCTGCACTTTCTGGTGGTGGTGCAAGACCAAATCTATTTGAAGTATCAATTCCATCATTTCCAACTGCTGCTGGGACAAGTACTTGGTCAACAACTGCAGGTGGTGAAGCTGATACTTTTAAATTTTTATGTAAGGCAGCTGCCCTTCCCGCATCTAATGTTGCTCCAGTTGATGTCCCATTTAGAGGTCGTATCCTTAAGGTAGCAGGAGAAAGAACATTTGATACCTGGACGGTAACTGTTATTAACGATGAAAACTTCAGAATTAGAACTGCATTTGAAAAGTGGATGAATGGAATTAGCAAATTAGATAATGCTACTGGTGCTTCCAACCCATCATCATATATGGCGGATGCTTTCGTTTATCAACTTGGTAGAGGTGCTGGAACTATTGAATCCACCACAAATAGTTCAAATGGTAATGGAACTTCAGTTCAAGCATTGAGAACATACAAATTTTTTGATATTTTCCCAACTAATATTTCTCAGATTGATCTGTCTTATGATACTACAGATACATTAGAAGAATACACAGTTGAATTCCAAGTTCAATACTGGACTGCTGGTGCTTCTTCTGGTGGAGAAAGTACTGATGTAATTATTAGATAATAAATAGTTTATAATCTTCAATTAATTATAAAATGGCAAAACTTTTTGGATTTTCTATTGAACATTCCGAAGAAAAATCCAAGTCAATACTATCCCCCGTTCCTCCAAATAACGAGGACGGGGTTGATAATTTTATTGCAAGTGGATTTTACGGACAATTTGTAGATATTGAAGGAGTCTACAGAACAGAGCATGATTTGATTAAAAGATATCGAGAAATGGCATTGCATCCAGAATGTGATAATGCTATTGAAGATGTTGTAAATGAAGCCATAGTAAGTGATTTATACGATTCTCCCGTAGAAATCGAATTATCTAATTTAAAAGTTAGTGATAAAATAAAAAAAATTATTAGAGAAGAATTTCAATACATTAAAGAATTATTAGATTTTGATAGAAAGAGTCACGAAATTTTTAGAAATTGGTATATTGATGGAAGAATTTATTATCATAAAGTTATAGATTTAAAAAACCCAGAAGAAGGGATCAAAGAATTAAGATATATTGATCCAATGAAAATGAGATTTGTTCGTCAGGAAAAGAAACAAAATCGTTCTGGTGGTGTTGATTTATCTAGAATGAATGAAACTAGTAAAAACTTTTATCCAGATATGGAAGAGTATTTTGTTTATACATCAAAACCAAATTATCCAATGGGAATGGTTTCTGGTGCTGGTGGGCAAAAGGGAATTAAAATTGCAAAAGACACAATTGCATATGTTAATTCAGGATTAGTTGATAGAAATAAAGGAACTGTATTATCTTATTTGCACAAATCAATCAAAGCTCTCAATCAATTAAGAATGATTGAGGATTCTCTGGTTATTTACAGATTATCTCGTGCTCCTGAAAGAAGAATTTTTTATATTGATGTTGGAAATCTTCCAAAAGTAAAAGCCGAGCAATATCTACGTGACGTAATGATGCGCTATAGAAATAAACTTGTCTATGATGCATCAACTGGCGAAGTTCGTGATGATCGTAAATTTATGAGTATGCTTGAAGACTTCTGGCTCCCAAGAAGAGAGGGTGGTAGAGGAACTGAAATCACCACTCTTCCTGGTGGACAGAATCTTGGCGAACTTGCTGATATTGAGTATTTTCAGAAAAAACTTTATAGAGCATTGGGAGTTCCGGAATCAAGAATTGCAAATGATGGTGGATTTAATCTTGGAAGATCATCAGAAATTCTTAGAGATGAACTTAAGTTTACGAAATTTGTGGGTAGATTGAGAAAAAGATTTTCTCAACTTTTCAATGATATGCTTAAAACCCAATTAATTTTGAAAAATGTTATTACACTTGAAGATTGGGAATATATGTCTGATCATATTCAATATGATTTTATGTATGATAATCAATTTGCTGAACTTAAAGAAACGGAATTGATGAATGATCGAATAGGTCTTTTAGCATCGATGGAACCTTATATCGGTAAATATTTTTCGGTTGATTATGTAAGAAGAAAAATTCTAAGGCAAACTGATACTGAAATGATTGAAATAGATATGCAAATAGAAAAAGAAATCAAAGATGGAATTATTCCAGATCCAAATTCCGTAGATCCAATTACAGGAGAATCTCTTTCACTAGATGGTGGTGGAGATCTTATGGGAAATGTTCCACAAGAACCAAATTTGGATCAACAAGGATCGGTAACTGATGCTCAGATGCAAAAAGACGCTAAAAAAGCAGAGATATAAATAATTTATAGTTATATAATAATCTTTATGGAAGATATTGTAAATTTGATTGCATCTGATGAATCTGCATCCAACATTTCTGATGCAATAAAAAGTGCATTGTTTGCAAAAGCATCGGAAAAAATTGAAACCCTTCGTCCAGAAATTGCAAAAACTATGTTTGGTGATAATGAAGAAACACAAGAGGAAGAATAATGATCATTAAACCAGTATCTGCTTCCGAAGATATTCAGGTAGCACCAAGTGCAGATGCAACTATTCTTGCAAATACGTTAATATATGTTGTAAATACTAATACCACTGCTGCTGGAATTGTTGTTGCAGATAGTACACCAAAAACTGTTTATGTTCCAGCAGGTGAAAGTATTGTCCTTGAAAAAGAACATGGTGCAGTAATTGATGCTGCTCACGGTCAAGCAGGAATAACAACACACGTTTGGGCACAAGCAATCGCATATTCAATCTAAGAAAAAATGAAACTCATCACAGAAGAAGTATCAGAAGTTAAATTTATCACCGAAGGGAAAGGTGCATCTAAAAAGATGTACATCGAAGGTGTATTTCTACAAGGAAACATTTGTAACCGTAATGGAAGAATGTATCCTATGGAAACTCTCGCAAGAGAAGTTGGTAGATACAATGAGACTTTTGTTGCAAAAGGTCGTGCTCTAGGTGAATTAGGACATCCCGATGGACCTACTGTAAACCTAGATCGAGTTTCTCACAAAATTGTTTCTCTCACCCAAGAGGGAAATAATTTTAGAGGAAAGGCACAACTTCTTGAGACTCCAATGGGAAAAATTGCTAAGTCTCTCTTAGATGAAGGAGTAATGCTTGGCGTTTCTTCTCGTGGTGTAGGTTCACTCAAAATGACCAATGAAGGTCACAAAATTGTTGGTGAAGATTTCATGCTTGCTACTGCTGCTGATATTGTCGCTGACCCCTCTGCCCCTGATGCTTTTGTTTCAGGAATCATGGAAGGAAAGGAGTGGGTCTGGGAAGGAGGAATTCTCCGCGAAAAACTTGCAGAAAATACAAAGAGACGTATTAACACTCTCGTCGATCAAAAAGCTCTTGAAGAAAATAAGTTGAATTTATTCAACGAATTTCTTTCAAATCTATAATTTATAAATAAATATAGATTAATACACAAATCTAATAAATCAAATGTCCGTTGGTAGCAATTTACAAGAAATGGAAAACGTAGTAACGAAAGGCGCTGCTAAAGCTGAAGCACCACACAAGAGTGCAACTCCTGTTGCAACTCCTGGTCAAACCGGTGC